TAAACAAAAGGCTAAAATATTTAAAGGAATATTTGGTCATATGAAAAACTATAAACTTATTGTAAATAAATTAGAAAAGCTTAATGAAATAGTAGAAGGATTTTGTAAGTCATTTAATTTGCAAAAACTTATATCAGAGTCGTTAACAACTTCAGGTGATAGTATAGATGACGGACCAAGATATTTTTGGGGAAATCAAGCAGCCTGGAAAAAGTTTGGAAAAGATTTAACATCTCAAACAAACAGAGGTATGGAAGTTTTAAATTATATCTCAGGTGATGAAGAATTTTTTAAACACAACACTGCATTTAAAACAGACTTTTCAGGTGGTCCTACAGCAGCAGTATCTTATTTTCCTGTAGGTAAACCAGGTGATGGATTTGGTACAAACTATCTTAAGGACAGGGTAGGTAGAGATGCTTATAAAAGATGGCAAAGCTGGTCAAAGTATATTGCAACAAGAGTTGGATATGAATTTGTAAGTTATTTAGGAGCAGAGATATCTGCACCACAATCAAAAGCTGAACCAACAAAAATAAAAGACGGTGAAATAATGAATGAAGGTCTTTTGTTAGAAGGTGGAGCATACGGTCATATGTCACATCCATTTGACGATAAAGGATTGAAGTTTGGAGACTTTAAAAATATTATCGATATTTCACTTCAAGGCCGGCTAGATTTAAAAAATGCTGCAACTGAAAAAACAGATGGTCAAAATCTATTCATTACTTGGAATTCAAAGCTTCTAGCAGCTAGAAATGCAGGCGATATAAAGCGAGGCGGTGTTGATTCTAAAGCAATAGCATCTAAATTTGCAGGAAGAGGTAATATAGAAAAAGCATTTAACTACGCAATGAATGACTTGTCAAATGCTATAGGAAGTCTAAACGATAAGCAAAAGAAAAAAATATTTGATGACGGTAACAATTGGGTGAACATGGAAATCATGTACCCTGCATCTGCCAATGTGATAAACTACGACGCACCAAATCTTCAGTTTCACAATGTACTTCAATACAAAGAAGGTAAACCTATAGGCGCTGTAAGTGATGGGGCTAGAATGTTAGCAGGAATGATTGCACAGGTAAATAAAAATGTACAAAAGAATTTTTCTATAATAGGTCCTCAAATACTTAAGGTAAAGCCTAATCAAGATTTTGGTGCTAAGAAGTCTTACTTTATTAACAAGCTTTCTAAGTTAATGTCAAGGTATAACATGACTGACAATAACACTTTTGCAGAATACCATCAAGCTTGGTGGTCTGAATTTATAGAAAACAAAATAGGTGCTGTTGATAATAATACTAGAATAGGACTAATAAAACGCTGGGCATTTTTTGATAAATCATTTAGACTTGATAAGAAAAACTTTACAGATGAAGACTTACTTAAAAAGGTAAAGCAGTTTGATAAAATAAAACACGCTGACCAAGTTAAGAAAAACATGCTTCCTTTTGAATTATTATTTTTCGAATTAGGAGTTGAAGTACTTAAAAACGTAGAAGGCTTCCTTGCAGCGAATCCAGACAAAGCAGTTCAAAGTATTAGAAAGCAAGTACAAAAATCAATATCAGTTGTTAAAAAAGCAGGTGATATAAAAAGAATAAATAGGTTATCACAACAATTAAATAAGTTGAACTCAATAGGAGGTATGGATGCAATAGTACCTAGTGAAGGTTTAGTATTTATTTATAAAGGCAAGACTTATAAGTTGACAGGAGCATTTGCACCAATAAATCAAATTACAGGTCTTATATATTTTTAAAGGTTATATATGAAAAAATTATCTAGAAGTAAAGTTCAGAGAATGAGAAATCTAGTATCTGGAAAATATGGTGACAAAACATCAACAAGCACAGGATATAAATCTTTTAATAAGAAAAGAAAAGAAGGCGATGTTTGGGAAGAAAATGGAAAAACCTGGACAATCAAAAACGGAATAAAGCAAAACAAGACCAGATTGAAAAAAGCAAAACAGTTTTTGAAAGTTCCTTTAGCATGTCCTAAATGTGGTACATCAATGAATCACCCTGCTCATAAAAAAATATTTAGAATACACGGCCATTGTCTTATGTGTCAAACAAAATTTGAAACAAAGCTTATGGTAAAAAATGAATATAAACTGTGGCTTGAAAAAGAAGTGAGGAAAAACTTTGCGTCTTGGGAACGTGAAAAGAAAGAACAATTTAATATATGGTTTGACGAATTAGAATCTGAAAAATATATAACTGAGGCAGGGCAGGTAGAAAGCTGGTCGAAGATGAGTGACGAATCAAAACAAAATCTTGTAAGTGAATATGAAAAATGGATTGCTGAAGAAAAAGAATTAATGGAAAAAATAATAAAGGAGAACAACGATGAGTATAATAAGTAAAATATTTTCAAGTGGTGCAACCGAGCTTGTAAAAGGTGTAGGTGGAGTTATTGATAATTTACACACATCAAAAGAAGAAAAGCTTGAAGCAGAACGAAAAATAAAAGAGCTTATTGCAAGCTATGAAATAGAAATGGAAAAAAATATTACTGACAGATGGAAGGCTGATATGAATTCTGATTCTTGGCTAAGCAAGAATGTAAGGCCAATGGTTCTAGTATTTTTAGTTGTATGTACAGTTCTTATGATTTTTATAGATGCAGGAACTATTGCATTTGAGGTAGAACAAAAATGGACAGACCTACTTCAGTTAGTACTAATGACTACAATTGGTGCATATTTCGGTGGTAGAAGTATTGAAAAAAGAAGTAAAAAATAAAGTATTTTAATTATATACATATATATTTATATATAGGTTATGGCAAATAAAACAGTAAAGCAAGCATTAATAGAAGAATTCAAAAGGTGTTCACAGGACCCTGTGTACTTTATGAAAAAATATTGTTTTATACAACACCCTCAAAAAGGCAAAATAAAGTTTGACCTATTTCCTTTCCAAGAACAATCACTAATAGAATTAAAAGATAATCGGTTCAATGTAATACTTAAATCAAGACAAATGGGAATATCTACATTGACAGCAGGATATTCTGTTTGGAATATGGTTTTTAGAGAAGACTTTAACGTATTAGTAATTGCAATCAAACAAGATACTGCAAAAAATCTTATTACGAAAGTTAGAGTAATGCACGAAATGCTACCTTCTTGGTTAAGAGTTGGTACAGAGGAAGACAACAGACTTTCATTAAGGCTAAAGAACGGCTCTCAAATAAAGGCAGTTTCTTCTGCACCTGATGCTGCTCGTTCAGAGGCACTGTCACTACTTGTAATTGATGAAGCTGCATTTATAGATAAGATAGAAGAAATATGGACGTCGGCACAACAAACACTTGCAACAGGTGGTTCTGCAATACTATTATCCACACCAAATGGTACAGGTAATTTATTTCATAAAACTTGGGTAGAGGCAGAAAGAGGAGATGGACAGTTCAATCCTATCAAGCTTCATTGGTCAGAACACCCAGAAAGAGACCAGTCATGGAGAGACATGCAAGATGAATTACTTGGACCAAAAATGGCTGCTCAAGAATGTGATTGCGATTTTGTATCTTCTGGTAACACTGTAATACCTGGTGATTTATTAACATGGTATGTTGACAATATGGTGCAAGACCCTATTGAAAAACGCGGTGCAAACGAAGAGCTTTGGATATGGGAATATGCAGATTATACAAAATCATATATGGTAGTAGCAGACGTTGCGCGAGGTGATGGAAGTGACTACTCTGCATTTCACGTAATCGATTTGACAAACATGGTACAGGTTGCAGAATTCAGAGGCCAGCTTGGTACAAAAGAATTTGGAAATTATCTTGTTAATATAGCTACAGAATATAATGAAGCTTTATTAGTAGTAGAAAATGCAAACATAGGTTGGGCAGCAATACAACCTGCGATAGATAGAAATTATAGAAATCTATACTATACGTTTAAACATGAAGGAGTTCATGATGCTGCAACGCAATTAAGTAAAGGTTATGATTTAAAAAATAAAGAAAATATGACGCCAGGATTTACTACATCGTCACGAACTAGACCTCTTTTGATATCGAAGCTAGATATTTATTTTAGGGAAAAAGCGTGCACTATCAAATCTCAAAGATTAATTGATGAGCTTTTTGTTTTTATATGGAACGGCCATAAAGCAGAAGCTCAACGAGGATATAATGATGATTTGACAATGGCTTTTACAATTGCATTATATGTTAGAGACAATGCTATCAGACTGCATACTGAAGGATTGAATATGAATAAAAATGCAATTAATAATATAGTAAACACTAGAGGTGCTTACAAAACGTCCAACGCTAACGGAGACCCATGGAAAATGAAACTGGGTAACGATGACGAGGATTTAACCTGGCTATTATAGGAGTAAAATTAGATGGCTGATAAAACATTTTTTGGAAGACTACAAACACTATTTTCGACAGGTACAGTTGTACGAAGAACAGATTCAGGATTAAAGGTTTCAGACCTAAGTAAAGTTCAAGCAAATACAAAGCTTGCAACAAACAGATTAATCGATAGATATAATAGAATATATCAAGCAAACACTCACGGATATAACCAACAGGCTAATTTCCATACAATGAGACTTCAGCTTTATACTGATTACGAAATAATGGACGAAGATTCTATAATCTCTTCTGCACTAGACATTTATGCAGATGAGTCTACACTTAAAAACGAGTATGGAAATATTATAGAAATAAAAACTGATAATGAAAAAGTACAAAAGGTACTTAATAATTTATTTTACGATGTACTTAATATAGAATTCAATGCTTGGCCGTGGTTAAGAAACATGTGCAAGTATGGAGATTTTTATCTTAAATTAGATATAACAGAAAAAGTAGGTATAACAAATGCAGTACCTCTTTCATCATATGAAATGTTTAGAGAGGAAGGTGTAGACCCAGAGAATCCTGAAGTTGTAAACTTTACACATGACCCTACAATGGGAGGCGCACAAGGATATGGAAAGACTGCAAACAATCAAATGAAATATGAGAACTATGAGGTTGCTCACTTTAGATTGTTAAACGATATGAATTTCTTACCTTATGGTAAATCAATAATCGAACCTGCAAGAAAAACATGGAAACAGTTAACTCTTATGGAAGACGCAATGTTAATACACAGAATAATGCGTGCACCAGAAAAAAGAGTATACAAAATAGATATAGGTAATATACCACCAAATGAAGTAGAAGCATATATGCAAAGAGTTATTCAGAATATGAAAAAGACTCCATATATTGATGAAAAAACAGGCCAGTATAATCTTAAATTTAATATGTCAAATATGTTAGAAGATGTATACCTTCCTGTAAGAGGTGGACAATCAGGAACAGAAATAGATACTTTATCAGGTATGAGCTTTGATGGTATAGATGATGTAAACTATTTAAAAGAAAGAATGTTTGCTGCATTAAAGGTACCTAAAGCGTTTTTAGGATATGAGGAAGGGGTTGACGGTAAAG